GTTCAAGAGCTCGCTTGCTTTGATACGCCGTCCCAAATCGTCGAGTCCGTACAAAAAGAATTCAAGGTTCAGGTGACGCGCCAGCAGGTGGCATCGCATGACCCGACAAAGGCGGCAGGGAAAGGTTTGGCTCAAAAATGGGTCGACCTTTTCAACCGCACCCGCGACCGATTCCTCAACGAAATTTCCGACATCCCGATCGCCAACAAAGCCTACCGCCTGCGAGTCCTGCAGCGAATGTCTACGACTGCCGAAGGTATGAAAAACCTCGGCATGACAGCTCAGTTACTGGAGCAGGCGGCAAAAGAGGTTGGCGACGCCTACAGCAACAAGCAAAAGGTCGAGCTGACCGGTAAAGACGGCGGCCCGCTGAATCAGGTGACGTACACCGCTGAAGACTATGCGAAGGCCCAGCAGAAGCTGGAGGGAAGGTTAGAAGGGCTGGACTGATATGAGCGGAATTATCGAATGGGATGACCTGTCATTCCCGGAGCGCGTGATCATCCGTTCAAAGTCTACGAAGTCATTCCTGAACTTCACCCGGATATGGTTCGAGCTGATTCAGGGCGATCGGCTGCTGGTTAACTGGCATCACCGCCTGATGGCTTCGAAAATTGATGATCTGCTTGCCGGGCGCCTTGTCCCGCGAAACCTGATTATCAACATCCCGCCCGGCGGTACAAAAACAGAGTTCTTCTCCATCCACTTCCCGGCGTATGTCAACGCCCTGGTGCAGGAGAAGCGGCTTAAACGCTTTCGCAACCTGAATATCTCTTTTGCTGACACGCTGGTAAAGCGTAACAGCCGGCGCACCCGCGACATTATCGCCAGCCGCGAATATCAGGAGTTCTGGCCCTGCTCGTTTGGTGTCAACCAGGCGGAAGAGTGGGAGATAAAGGACGAGCGAGGGCGCTCTATAGGCCAGACGGTATCGCGCTCAAGCAACGGGCAGATCACCGGTGGTCGTGGTGGATACTACGGACCAGAGTTCTCCGGCATGGTGATGCTGGACGACTACAACAAGCCGGTGGACATGCTCAGCGAGTCCCGACGCAAAAGCGCAAATACGCTGCTGGTAAACACCATTCGCTCACGCCGCGGCGATAAGTCGAAAGAGCACCCGACGCCATTTGTAAGCATTCAGCAGCGTCTGCACACCGACGATGCAACGGGCTTCATGCTTGCCGGCGGGATGGGCGTGCCGTTTCACCATGTCGCCATACCGGCCATGATCGACGAGAAGTACATCCAGTCGCTCGATGAGCCATGGCGTTCGCTGTGCTGGGAAACGGTCAAAGATACCGATTCTGTGGTCGTTGGTGGCGTTCGCTACTGGTCCTACTGGCCGCAGATGGAAGATGTTAACGACCTCCTACAGCTGTGGGAAAAGGATCGCTATACCTTCCTGTCGCAATACCAGCAAAACCCGATGGCGCTGACTGGCGGGATCATCGACACCAGCTGGTTCAGAACGTACACCACCCTGCCGAAGCTTACGCACCGCGCCGTGTACGTCGATACGAACAGCGGGAAGGTAGAGGACTGGCTGGATTACACCGTGTTTACGCTGGCTGGCATGGGCGTGGACGGGAATCTGTACATCATCGACGTCGTTCGCGGCCGGTGGGACCCGGAAGACCTCCTGAAGAAAGCGGAAGAGGTTTGGGAAAAGTGGCGCCTCTCTGGCTCCATGCGGGTTATGCCGCTGCGTCATATGGCCATTGAAGAGAAGCAGGCCGGGCAGGGCCTTATCACCACCCTGAAAAAACGTAGTCAGACCCCAGGACAACTCGCCATTCCGGTGAGGGAAATTCCGCGCGGTACCGGGCAGAACAAGCTCGTTCGCTGCCTTAACGTCATCCCCCAAATCAAAACCGGGAAAGTGTTCGTCCCCGCGACGCACACCGACGACGGACAGAAGCTTTCCAGCATCTTCTACGAGGACGGCACGATCGCAGGCTCAACGGAGTGGGTTCTGACGGCGATGACGGAATGCGCTGCTTTCTCCGCTGATGACAGTCACGACAACGACGACATCCTCGATACCTGGATGGACGCAATCGACGACAACCTGATTTCCGGCCCGCAGCCGATGGTTATCGACCCGAATCAACTCAGGAGAATTTAAGTGTGGTGGTTTAAAAAGAAAGAAGTCGCCGCGCCTGAGCCGGCAAAAGAACCTGAAGCACCGAAGGTAGGGATCAGACCCGAGGCCGTGGCCGAAGTACGCGCATTACCGAAAAGAGAGTTTCAGCGCTACGAGCCGCCGAAAGGGGTGATCCCCGAGGCTATCAAAAGCGCCATTCTGGCAATGGACTCCACGCCTTACGACGATCTCAATGCTGCATATGGCGGTTACGGCTATGGCGACTTTGATAGCTTTCCCGGCTACCCGTACCTGGCCACGCTGGCGCAGAAGCCTGAATATCGCAAGATGGTTGGCACCATTGCAGAGGAAATGACCCGCAAATGGATAAAGCTAAAAACTGTCGGCGATGAAGATAAGGCGGATCGGGTAAGACAGCTCGAAGAGGCCATGAAGCGGTTTAAGGTGCGCGAGCGCTTTAAAGAAGCCGCAGAACACGATGGCTACTTTGGCGGCGGCCAGATTTACATCGACGTTCGTTCTCCACGGGGCATCTCCGCATGGATGGACGACAACGAGCTGCAATCGAAGCTCTTCATGAGCGACAAGAAGATCACGAAAGGCAGCCTGCAGGGGTTCAGGGTCATCGAGCCTATCTGGACCTATCCGGGGATTTATAACTCAGACAATCCGCTGAGTCCGGATTTCTACAAGCCGACGCAGTGGTTTGTCATGGGCCGGACCGTACATGCAAGCCGGATGATTGATTTCGTCTCGCGGCAGGTCCCTGATCTGCTGAAAGCATCGTATAACTTCCGCGGCCTATCTCTTTCACAGATCGCCGAGCCTTACGTCAATAACTGGCTTCGCACCCGCGACAGCGTCAGCGACATGATCCACTCGTTCTCAGTTCCGGTAATCGGAACAAATATGAGCACGATTCTGCAGGGCGGTGGGGCAGATAGTCTTCTGGCAAGGCTTGATGTCTTCAACCGATGCCGCGATAACCGTGGCGCATTCGCCAAAGACAACAACCCTACCCAGCCAGAAACGGTTGAGTTCGTTAACGCCCCGCTTAACGGTCTGGATGCCCTGCAGGCACAGTCGCAGGAGCACATGTCAGCGGTTTCGAGCATCCCGCTCGTCAAGCTGCTGGGCATCACTCCAAATGGCCTTAACGCAACGTCTGACGGCGAAATCCGCGTTTTCTACGACTACATTCACGCCCTACAGCAGTCTGTTTTTAAAGACAACCTGAAGCGCGTGATGGACATCATTCAGCTCTCTGAGTTCGGGGACATTGACGACGGCATAACCTTCGACTTTGAGCCGCTGTACGAAATGAGCGCTAAAGAGCGGGCGGAAATTCGCAAAGTAGACGCTGACACGGACGCTGTCTATGTGGCCGCCAGCGTGCTCTCTGGCAACGAAGTCCGTGAAAAAATTGCCGGCGACCCGGATTCGCCCTATCACTCTCTGGACCTGAATGATGACCTCGAAATCGAAGACGACTACGACGAAGAGGAAGAGCCCACCGTGACAGCTAATGACTCGAATCAGATGAATGGGTATGCAAGTGTCAAGCCCGATGCAGAAACGGCGTCTGCCATATATTCGCACCTTGAATCTCTTGGCATAAATAACTTAATCGCCCCGAGTGACATGCATGTAACGCTCATGTACTCACGCAACAAGCCAATCACGGTAGATGCTGACCCTGTTAGGGTTTATGAGGCACAAATTAGTGGCGATTTCGAAATTATGGGCAAGGAGCCTTGGCGAGCCTTGGTTATGCATCTTGAAAGCCCTGACCTGCAAAAGCGATTTGCGGAACTGAAGGCCTCTGGTGCAGAACATTCATACCCAGAATATCGCGCCCATCTTTCCATTAAATACAACCCCGAAAATGGCGACTTGCAAAAGCTGAAAGATACTCCGCTACCCATCAAGGTTATTCGTCTAGATGGAGAGGAGTTTAAGCCAATATAGGAATTCCTGATGACCGGAAAGAAAAAGCCAAAAACTATCCGGCCTATCAGGCCTAACGCTGGCGTTGAAGCATGGTACCGCCGACAGCTTGATAAGCAGGTGCAGGAAATGCAGGCATCTGTTGTCTACTGGCTGTCTGCAAACTATCGGGCCAGCGGCGCGGCTGTCGCCATGGATGCATCACCTGCAGTGATGATGCGTAATGCCATGCAGAAACTGGCTAAGCGCTGGACGCGGCGGTTTGATGACATGGCGCAAAAGCTGGCCGACAGGTTCGCTAACGACGCCATGAAAAACGCGGATGTTTCACTGGCCACAGCCTTCAAAGATGCGGGGTTTACTGTCGAGTTCAAAATGACCTCGCAAATGAATAACGCTCTTCAGGCGACCATCGCCGAGAATGTTGGCCTTATCCGATCCATCCCCGAGAAGTATTTCACTGAGGTGGAAGGGCTGGTTATGCGGTCGGTAGCACGTGGGCGCGACCTGTCCTATCTCACCGATGAACTCCAGAAGCGATACGGGATTACCCGGCGCCGTGCGGCGTTCATTGCCCGAGATCAGAACAACAAGGCCACCTCAGTCGTTCAGTCTGCTCGACAGCAGGCGCTCGGCATTACCCAGGGAATATGGAAGCACTCCCATGCAGGTAAGAAGCCTCGCCAGTCCCATGTGAAAGCTAATGGCAGGCTGTTCAACCTCTCGGAGGGGATGCTCATTGATGGCGAGCGCATCATGCCAGGCGAATTACCAAATTGTCGTTGCACCTGGGAGGCTGTCATTCCAGGGCTTTCAAAACAGGATTGAGCAATGAACCCCACAGAGTGCTTAGCTTTCGATCGCGCCTCTGTGCGCACCATCGACGCAAATGGCCGCCTTCAGATTTCACGAACGAATATCAGCAAGGCAAACGTCAATGCCTACTACGGGCGAGAAATACCAAGAAGCGAAGAGCTTGGACTCGAACCCAACAAACTTTACCGGCTTTGGCGCCACCCGGACGAGCTCCGGAAAGCAGCCAAAACCTTCAATAACATCCCCGTGCTCAGCAAGCACATCCCCGATTTTCCCACCGACCCGCCAAATGAATTTCGTGTTGGCGTGACGCACTCCAATGCGGAGTTTGACGGCACGTATCTCACGGTTGGTATGTCGATCTGGGATAACAGCGCGATTGCTGGAATTGAGAGCGGAGAGCAGCGAGAGCTATCTGCATCGTACAAATACGTCGCAGACATGACCCCGGGTGTTACCCCTGACGGCGAGCCTTATGACGGCGTTATGCGTGACATTTTCGGAAACCACGAGGCGCTGGTCCCTGACGGCCGCGCAGGGCCAGATGTACTGGTCGCAGATTCATTACCACCGGAGCTTAATCACATGCGTAAACATAAGGTAGCGGCGATCCGCGCCACCCTTAAGCCACTTCTGGCGCAGGATGCAGATCTGGAGGCAGAAGTCCGCAAAGCTCTTCTGGCTCTTGATGAAGCCGAAAAGGAAGACGAAAAAGAAAATAAACCCGCCGACGACGAAGACGACGACGAGAAGGATAAGAAAAAAACGGCGGACGATGAGGACGATGAAGAAGACAAGGACAAGAAGAAAACCGCCGAAGATGAAGACGATGAAGAAGACGACAAAGTCTCTAAAACGGCGATGGACTCTGCGATTCGCCTGGCGGCCGATAGCGCAACTAAAAAGGCTGCGGAAAACTTCCGGAAAATCCGTGAAGCCGAGCAGGTTGTGCGCCCGCTGATCGGCGACGTCGTTGCCATGGACTCAGCAGAAGATGTCTATCGCACCGCGCTTGAACAGAGCGGCGTGGATATCTCCGGCGTTCACCCGTCCGCTTATCCGGCGATGGTCAAAATGGCGATCAGCCAGAAAGAAAGTTCACGCCCTGTCATTGCGCAGGATTCCGCTTCCGTCAGTGAGTTCGAAAAAGCATTCCCGACCGCTGGCAAACTGAAACGAGGTTAACATGGCAGGTTTTCAGACACGAATTAACCAGTATCCGGCCCCCGGCGTCGAAGGGGCCTTTGCTGGCACTAACCCTCACGCGACCTATCAGGCTGGCGAGGGCGCTCTGGTTGCTGGCGAGGACGGCCTGACTGTCGGCCGCTTTGCCTGGGTTGTTGACGGTGTGGCTTCCAATGCCGGTAGCGGTGTTCCGTCTGGCTTTGTCCATCGTGATGGTCAGGCCTCGATCACCGTTTGGCTGGGTCAGGCATCCATGCTTATCCAGCCCGGCCGCGAAATCACCCTGATGGTAGCCGGTGACTTCTGGGCCAAAACGTCAACCGCTGCCACCCGCGGGCAGAAGGTTTTTGCATCCCTGACCACCGGTGAGGTGCAAGTCGCCGCAGCCGGCGCAACCGTGGCCGGTTTTATCGAGACCGCATTCTATGCCGCAAGCGATTGTGACGCTGGCGAGAAGGTCAAAATCAGCACCTGGAGCAAGTAATGAACGAATTTCAGCGACACTACGCCGCAGCCAGCGGGAAATATGGCATTGTGCTGCCCGGCGCGAAGGACTACCTGAAGCCGGAGTTTGCGGAGAATTTCGCACTGGCGATGGATGCCCAGCCGCAAATGGTTACTGCGAATAACGCCGGTATCCCGGCCTACTTCACGAACTACGTCGATCCGGAACTTATCCGCGTTCTCGTAACGCCGATGAAGGCCGCAGAGATTATCGGTGAAGTGAAAAAAGGCGACTGGACGACGCTGACCTCGCAGTTCCCGATCGTCGAGTCGACTGGTGAAACCAGCGCTTACGGCGACTTCAACAACAACGGCATGACGTCCGCCAACGTCAACTGGGTACCGCGCCAGTCGTTCCATTATCAGACTCACACCCGCTGGGGTGAGCGCGAGCTGGACATGTACGGCGCCGGGCGTATCGGCTATGCCGCCGAGCTTAACGTGGCCTCTGCGCTTGTGCTGAACAAATTCCAGAACAAGTCCTACTTCTACGGCATTGCCGGACTGGAAAACCATGGTCTGCTCAACGATCCGTCTCTGAGCGCTCCGGTGACGCCGGCGGCGACTGGTTCTGGCGGTAGCGTTACCTGGGCAACTAAAGACGGGCAAGCCGTATATGACGACATTTCCGGTCGTCTCTATAAGCAGTTGGTCTCTCAGACCAAAGGCCTTGTAGAGCGTACCGATCGCATGGTGCTCGGTATGTCTCCGGAAATGGAAGTCAACCTGACCAAGACGAACCAGTACAACGTGAACGTCACCGATCAGCTGAAGAAAAACTTCCCGAACATGCGTATCGAAACCGCTGTTGAATACAGCACCGACGCAGGCGAGCTTGTGCAGCTGATTGTTGAGCGTCTGGGTGAGCAGGACACCGCTTACGCAGCGTTCACCGAGAAGATGCGCGCCCACGCTGTCGTGGTGGAAGAGTCTTCCTGGCGGCAGAAAAAATCCGGTGGCACCTGGGGTGCAATCATTCGTCAACCGCTGGGCATTGCCAGCATGATCGGGGTGTAACATGGCCGAAACAGTAACTGTAGGATGCAAACTGCCGAACGGCCTGATCCTGGAGCAGGGCGGGTACAAAGTGGAGCTTAACGGCTCCAACTCCTCTCTCGTTTTCGGCGGCTACGGCCTGACCGAAAACGTGGACAAGGAAGCGTTTGAAGCATGGATGGCAGTACATGCTGATCAGCCATACGTTCGCAAAGAGCTAGTGTTTGCCCAGGCGAAAACCAGCAGCGCCCAGGCGAAAGCGAATGAAAACGCTTCGGAGAAAACTGGTCTGGAAGGTCTGGATCAGAACAACCCGGCTCCGGGCATTGAGAAGGCGGACAAAAAATAATGGCGATCGTTGTCTTTGATGTTGCCGCATTTCGTGAGCGTTATCCGGAGTTCGATGCCGTAAGTGAAACGCTGCTTAATGCGTACTTCACGGAGGCAACGATTTACCTGAATAACACGGACAGCAGCCCGGTAAAAGATATCTCTATCCGGGCTCTTTTCCTGAACATGCTGGTTGCGCACATTGCGGCGCTAAATTCAGGCGTAAACGGCGAAAAGGCTTCTGGTCTGGTTGGCCGTGTGGCAAGCGCATCGGAGGGGTCAGTGTCAGTATCAGCTGACGCAGGGCCCTCAAGCGAAAGCTCCTGGTGGTATAAGCAGACTACTTACGGGTCAGCTTACTGGGAGGCCACAAAGCCTTACAGGACTGGTTTTTATGTCCCAGGCTCATCCCCTTCAATGTACCCGGGCCATTATAACCGTCGTTCATTCATCCGGAGGTAGCTATGGATGGAATGTCAGGCGGCGATAAGCTGATGGAGCACCTGCAGTCTATCGCAAAGGGGCTGTCCTCTAGCGATGATTTGAAGGTGGGTTTCCTTGAGGGGGCTAAGTACCCAGACGGGACGCCGGTAGCACTTGTGGCAGCCACTAACGAATTTGGCGGCACTGTAAAAATCCCGGCGCATACCCGGGATTTGAACTTTTATGTTCGCCGTGACGGCGTTTCGCGCTTCGCAAAGCTATCAAAGGCCAATTTCGCGCAGTCAGTAATGATACCCGAGCATATCGTTACGATCCCATCCCGACCGTACTTCAGGAAGACCATTTCTGAACATGGTCCGGAGTGGGGCGGAGAGCTCGGGAAGCTCATGAAGGCAAACGATTTTGACGCCCGCAAAAGCCTGGCGCTGATGGGGGAGCGGATCAAGGGGCAGATTCAGTCGTCAATCATCGCCTTTTCTGAGCCGCCGAACGCAAAAAGCACGGTCGACAAAAAAGGGTTTAATGACCCGTTAATCGACTCGGCCCACATGCTGAACTCGGTCGACTACGAGGTGAAAGAGTGAATCTTCATTCCATAGTGCGAAGCGCCATTAGCGCGGTTAATCCTCGCGTAGAGGCGCAGATTTACCGCTCGATCGGACCAATCAAAAACCCGGATTACTCGACTTCTCCTGGCTTCGCGCCGCCGGTAACGATGATGGTGCAAAAGCAGGCGCTGAGTCAGGCTGATATCAGGCACATGGATAACATGAATATCCAGGGTGTGCTGGTCAGTATCTGGACGGATGGCAACTGGTGCGGGATTAACAGGGATCGGCAGCAGGGCGGCGATAAGTTCGTTATCGGCAATGAAACGTGGCTGGTCGTGGATGTGCCTGAAATCTGGCCGGACTGGACGAGGGTTATCGCATGTCAACAATTGACGTAGGCCTGCAGGTCACTGAAAGCGATCTGTTTAAGGCGACTGGCGATTTCCTTTCTGTCCTCTTCCCGGACGCAGAGATCACGCAGACTCAGCAAAATCAGACCCCCATGCCGAAAGGCGGTTTCATTACTATGACGCCGCTTTTTCTGACTGACCTCTCAACCAGTGCTGTCAATTACGAGTATGACGGCGTTAGCGATTACGGGCGGGCAGAACTTCGCCGCGTTGACGAATGGCAATGTCAGCTCGATTTCTACGGAGATCAGGCGCAAAACAATGCCACCATCTTCTCGCGCATCGCCCGCTCCGAATTCGCATGTACCTGGTTCAGGGAAAACGCGAATGTCCTGGTACCGCTTTATTCCGGCCCCCCGCGGCAAACCTCGATGATCAACGGCGAGAAACAGTGGGAATCCCGCTGGACGCTTGAATTCCATGCAAACCCGCTGATTGTCGTCAGCGTTCCTCAGCAGTTTATGACAGGCGCAGATGTGATATCGCAGCCGGTCGACGTGAGATTTCCTCCGGAGAAATAATAAATGGCAATTTCGCTATCAAAAATCGCCCAGATGCTTCCCGGCGTACTGAAGGCGACAGGGACAGCTATTGATCTCAATGGCCTGTTCCTGACCGACAGCGCATACGCGCCGGTTGGTGCAGTACCCTCATTTTCCAGTGCGGATGAGGTAAAGGCGTACTTCGGCAGCGCGTCGATTGAGTACACCGCCGCTGTTCTGTATTTCGCCGCTTTCACCGGTAAAACGCAGATGCCTGGCAAGCTGTATTTTAGCCGATTCAATACCGCTGCAGTGGCGGCATTCCTTCGTTCCGGATCGCACGCCGCGACCACGCTGGCACAGCTCAAGTTGCTTTCGGGTACGCTGACTCTGACCGTTGACGGCACGGAGGAGACTTCTGCGGCTATCAACCTCAGCGGCGCCACCAGTTTTGATAACGCTGCAGAGCTGATTGAAACCGGCATTGGCTCCTCGGTTGTAGTGACCTGGGATAGCGTGCTGAAGAAATTCATCATCACCTCTGCCACCACAGGCGTGGATAGCACCATTACCTTTGCCGATGAAGGTACGCTGGCTACAGGTCTGAAACTGACCGAAGCGACCGGCGCGGTAATCTCTCAGGGTGCGGCGCCGGCAGTGGTTGACGATATCTTTACTGCCATTCTGGCCAAAGAGCAGGACTGGGTAACATTCTCCACGACGTTCGCGGTCACCAAAGACCAGGCTAATGCGTTTGCGCTCTGGACAAACAGCCAGAACCACCGCTTTGCCTATGTCCCATGGGACGCATCAGGAACGGCAATCGTGGCGGGCAGCTCGAATGCACTGGTGTACGACATCATCAACACCTACGCCTATAACGACACCTGCCCGGTGTATGGTTATCCGAACCACGCAGCAAACGCTATGGGGTTTGTGGCTGCGCTGAACTTCACGCAGGCCAATGGGCGCTGTTCGCTGAATGGTCGTCAGGTGTCCGGCCTGCTGCCGATGATCAGTAACGATACTGATTACGAGGCGGCCAAGGCCAACGGCTATAACTTCTACGGCAACTATGCCTCGAATGCGGTCGAAACCAACCAGTGGGCGCCTGGCTCTATTACCGGTGATTATGCGTGGCTTGACGCATGGGCTGGTCAGGTATGGGTAAATGCTCAGCTTCAGGCGGCTCTCGTTGCGCTGTTCCAGCAGGCGAGCAATCTTCCCTTCGCAGCAGCCGGAAAAGCTCGCATTGAGTCGTGCATGAAGCCGACCATTGAGCAATTCAGGGCGTGGGGTGGCATGACGGCGGGCACAGATCTTGACCAGTCGCAGATCGACCAGATTAACGCCATCGCTGGCGTCGATGTTACGGATTCGCTTATGGCTGAAGGGTATTACGTCTACATCGGCCCGTTCACCGCGGCAATGCGCGCCGCGCGTACCAAGCCAACAGTTTACTTCTGGTACACCGACGGCGGGATCATCCAGGGTATCACCGTTAACAGCACGGAGGTGCAGTAATGGCCGGTCAAAATATTACGGCGGCTGACGCCATCATTGAGCTGGTAATCGCTGAGCTCTACCCGTCAGGGTTTAACCTGGAGCAGTTCGAAGCGCAAAACATCTTCGAAATGGGTGATACCGACATGGCAGAGTACCAGCGTACTGCTGACGGGAAACTGCTGGGTGGTTTTGTTTATGGTGATCTGCCGTGGACGTTTCATCTGGCGGCATCCTCCCCGTCGATTAAGTACATCGACAACTGGCAAACCACGCAGATGACCACGCGGTCTGTGCTGCGTGTTAATGGGACTGTGATCCTGCCGTCGCTGGGCAAAAAGTACATCATGACCAACGGCATCCTGCAGCGCGCGCGCCGTATGCCGTCTGCCGGCCGTGTGCTTCAGCCGGTAACTGGGCTTATCCAGTGGGAAACTGTCACCCCGGCAGACTACTCAGCGTAAAAAAATCAGCCCGGCTAAGTCCGGGCTTTTTTATACCCGCAACAAATCGCGCACTCGCGTGCGTCTTCTCACAAGAGCTTTCCGTAGTGTGAGTCTGAGACAGGGCGGTGGATTTCATCGTTCCGCTCTTGGCCGCCCACGTCTACGCGAGCAGGCTCACACCACAGAAAGGTAAATACGATGAAGTATCCAACCGTATCAGTAAACGGAGTCTCCGTTCGTGTCGACGATGAGGGACGCTATAGCCTTAATGATCTCCATGCGGCCGCCGTGGCAAATGGGGAGGCTACAGAGTCCCAGCGCCCAAGTGTATTCCTCAGAAGCGCCCAAATAAAACGCTTCATCAAGGCGCTTCAATCCAAAGCACTAAAAAGTGCTTCGGAACAAAATCAACCGCTTAAGGTGATAAAAGGCGGCTCTGAATCAGGAGCATGGGGCGTCGAGCTACTTGCCATTCGCTACGCTGCATGGATTAAGCCGGAGTTCGAAATTGAAGTGTATGAGGTATTTCGAACCGTTGTACGTTTGGGGATCAGCGCCATGTCCAGGCTGAACAAAATCGACCATATCATCAACACTGAAACCAAAGCGATTAGTCAATGCGCAAGCCAGATGGCCAGGTGGGGAGTAGGTGGCCGCAAGAAATTGCTCCACGCAGCACGCGAGCGTGTAGCTGATGAGGTGCAGATGTATTTGCCCGGTATCGCATGAATGCAAACGGCCCACTACGGTGGGCTTTTTTATTGCCAGATAACTCATTCAGGAAACAAAAATGGCTCGTAAAAGCATCGTATTCACGGTTGAAGCAGATAACCGTGACAAGGGTAAGCAGTTCAAAATCACCGAAATGCCGGCGAGAAAGGCCGAAGAGTGGGCGATCCGCCTGGCGTGCGCCGTGATTGGCGCCGGCGTTACCGTTCCCGACAATATGATGATGGCCATCGGTGCTGCGGTGGCGCCGGCCCCAGCCGAGGATAACGCAGAAGCTCGCGAGCTGTACGAAAGCGTGATGGCCAGCGGCATGGCAGGTCTCGCTCAGTGGGGTATCACTTCACTGGCTAAAGTTCCGTTCGCACAGTCAAAGCCTCTGCTTGATGAGTTGCTTGGCTGCGTGAAATACCTCGGCGGTAACGGTATCGAAACAGCGCTTGTTGACGAAGGTCAGATCGAAGAAATCAGCACCTGGTCGCGCCTGAAAATAGAAGCCTTCAAACTCCATATCGCTTTTGTAGCAGCCACCGCAAGTTAGAAATCCCCTTATCCGTCCCGGAAGATTCAGATCGCGGCTTCATACAGTATGCGAATGTACCGCGCACCATCGCCGCGGTGATCTCCGGGAAAATGGCGACACTCCACGAACTGGACACGGTGTACAGCGTTCAGGATATGTGGTGGCTGATAGAAATAATGACCGTGGATAACACAAACAGAGCCATAGCGGAGAGTGATCATGGCAGCAACGGTAATTGACGCCCTCCTGATTACGCTGGGCCTTGATACGTCTGACTTCCGTAAGGGGCAGAAAGACGTTAGCGACGACCTCAAGAAGCAGCGTGAGGATGCGAAAAAAACTGCCAAGGAAATGGCGGAGCAGGGGAAAAAGGCAGCAGCATTCTTCGGCAGCATAAAGACGGAATTGCTGGCACTGACTGGCGTTACCGTCACTGCCGGCGGCCTGATGAGCCTTGTTAAAAATACCACGTCTAGCCTGATGGACCTTTCCATTCAGTCAAAGGCTCTTGGCATGACAGCCAGGGAACTAGATGGTTTCGGAAAGGCTGCAGAATCAGCCGGAAGCTCTTTTGAGAGGATAACGGCCGCCTTGCAGGGTTTTCAGGCTGCAAAGCAAGGCTCTCTATTTGGGGATACCAGCAGCCCGATCTTTAGCGGCATGCGAATGCTTACGGCGTTAACTGGCGATACTTTTGACGTCTATTCAAAGGATGCCAAGTCACTCGCAAGGTCTTATCTGGAGTCACTCAGGAAAGTCAAAGACCCAAACATTCGGCGCCAGATTGGTGCTATGGGTGGGTTCGATGATGCGACCATTCAGCGAAACCAGGAGGGTAGATTTCTTCCGGATGTTGACCGCTTAACAAAAAGCTCTGGAATAACTGACGCCTCTGTTAAGGGGGCGAAAGAGTTTACAGAAGCATGGGTGGTGCTCAACCAGAACCTCGAAACCACTAAAAACCAGTTTTACACGTTCCTTATTCCGTATGTGCGTGAGTTTAATGGCGTTCTTCTTCAGTTATCAAACTGGATGAAATCTCATCCAGATGAGATGAGACAAAAGGTCGAGTCCTTCTTTGGCGCCATTGAAAGCGGAGCTAAGGTGGCAGATAACGCTGCGAGATCTGTTGGTGGTTGGGAAAACGCGATCAAGCTACTCATCGGCTTAAAGGTTGCGACATGGGTGATGGGAATCACAAAGGCTTTTACTGGATTGTTCGCCCTCACACCACCTGCGTGGTTTGTCGCTGCCAGTGCTGTGGGTGTAGGGGCTTATCAGAACATATCCAATGCCGCAACCAAAGCAGACCATACTGATTCTCTTTGGGAATCAATAAAACAGCGCTGGTCTGCAGGTGGTTGGTATAACAATCAGCAAAATATACAAGCTCTATCACCGGAGCAAAGAAAGAAAGATCAGGATGAGCGCTCATTCTGGGAATCAACTAAAAATCTTCTTTCACAGGCTGTGAATGCATTAATTTCTCCGGCTGGGGCAGCATCCATGCAGCCAAATATTGTTGGCGGCTACCAGCCAAATGTCCCGCTTAACGCGCAGGCCGCTCGCCTTGACACCAAAGGAAAGGCATTTCTTCAGGCAATGGCTGGCGAATTCGGGGCGCTGGAAGGTAAATATGGACTTCCGGCCGGACTGCTGTCTTCGGTAGCTGCTACTGAATCAGGTGGGGACCCGTTCGCAGTATCCCCCAAAGGGGCGAAAGGCCCATTCCAGTTTATGGATGGAACTGCCAGAGACTTGGGTTTGAAGGGGATGGACGTTTATGACCCCCATAAGTCAGCTGATGCCTCTGCAAGATACCTGCGCTATCTGCTGGATGCTACTGGTGGCGATCTGGAAAAAACTCTTGCCTCCTATAACTGGGGGCTCGGAAACGTCCAGAAGAAAGGCATGGATAACCTGCCGTCGGAAACTCGCAATTACGTCCCCAAAGTCATGGCCGGAATGCGCCCCGGCGCCGGGATGGCCGTAGACCGCGCGATGCCGGGTCAGGCTGGCGGTGTTTATAACTTTTATGGCACCAAAATCACCACTCAGGCCCAGAACGTGGAACAGCTTACCAGCGACATTAAAAAGCACGGCGACAACCGCGTCATGCTAATGGCTGGCTACTCAGGACAATAACTCATGTCGTTTTCTCTGAATGTCTCGACAGTGCTATCCGCCATTCAGGGAGGAAGCCTGTTATCCGTCCTTAACAGCGCCCTGTCGCCAACCTACCGGATCACCTATAACACCGTTGACAAGTCGCTTTTGACGGCTGCAGCCGGGCAGGAGGTTTTCGCTCCTTCCGGCTGGGTTAGCGTTGATCGCTACGGTGATGCTAACGTGACGAAGGGGCCGGTTGAAAATGGGCAGTATACTTCGTACAACAAGGTCCGGCAGCCATCGGAATTAAGGGTGATCTTGGCACTTGAGGGATGGACTGCATATACAGGTGCGCTTCCAAACCTGACAAACTTATCTCTTCTTAGCCGAAGTAATTTCATTCAGAAACTGGATGAGATGAAAAACACGGCCAGCACCTACAACATTGAGACGCCGGACACGGTGTATTACAGCTACGATCTGACTCACTTTGATTACTTTGTGGGATCATATCGCGGGCAGACGTTGTTGATGGCAAACTGCACCTTCGAAGAGATAATGGATAGCGGTGAAGTAATTATCGCTAATGGGGTTTCAGGTAAGGCTCCGACAGATAACGACAAAACAAACAATAAGGGCGCTGCAAAAACAGAGGTAATCACTGCTTCAACTAAAGAAGTAACGCTTACTGACGCAAAAAACGCATGGACAAGTGGGAATACATCGCTATCAAGCGCCCTTGATCTTACCGGGAGTGCCATAGTTTCAGGTGTCAATTCTGCGGCCAAATCGGTATCTCAAGTATGGGATAACTCATCAACAGCGGTCGCAAAACAGATCAAAAGCACGGTGGCTGATTTTCTTAAAAATAAGGTGATGTGACATGCAGGAAATTAGCTTATCACCGTCACTATCTCAAAAGGTCTATGTCACGCTTGGTGGCCAGAACTGCGCGATAAAGCTTCATCAGCGCTCAACTGGATTCTACATAGACCTGTACGTTGATGACACTGCAATTATGCAGGGTGTTCTCTGCCTTAACTGTATATACCTTGTCAGATATAAGTATCTTGGATTTAATGGCGATCTCATTTTTGTAGACACAAAAGGGGATTCGAATCCGGTTTATGACGAAATAGGAACACGCTTCAAACTTTACTATGCGACGAGTGATGAGGTGGGCCGATGAGTTACAAGGAAAGAGAGATAACGGTTGAGTTTACTCTGGCCAATGGCACCTTTGACGGTAAAAAAGGTAACACGCTCATAGCCGAAAATTTCAAGTGCGAGCTTTCTGTTTCGGCTTATGGGGGGGCTACCGGGACGATGATGGAGCTTAGCCTATGGGGCTTATCCCTTGATAACATGGCTAAATTGACCACCAACTCCGAGAAATTCTTCGGTGAGCAGCAAAACGCCATACGGGTTTTTACTGGAGATGTTTGCGTGTTTATGGGCACGATAATATCTGCCAGGGTAAATCTGAATCAGATGCCTGATGCTCCGATTGAAATAACGGCCTCAGCTATTGGAAAGGAAAAGCTTGTCGTATGCGAGCCAACTTCAATTGAAGGTGAAGCTTCTGTCTCTGATATGATAAAAGCACTGGCCTCTAAGGTGGATTTGAAGTTCGTAAACGTTGATGTTAAATCGGTGCATAGCAACCCCTATTATGAGGGAAATGCTATTGAGCAAATTCAGAAAATTGCGGCCGACCATAATATCATCGCAGATATAGACTTTGGGACGGTTACAATCTACACAGGGAAAAGCCCTATTGACTCTGTAGTTCCATTTATATCTCCAGAGAATGGATTAATTGGCTACCCTATTTTTTATGATATTGGTATAAATTTTCGCTGCATTTATTCACCATCAATAAAGCTGGCTCGAAAAATAAAACTGGAAACCTCTCTCCCTCATGCAAGCGGGGATTGGATAGTCCAGTATGGAACCACTCATTACTTGTCATGCAGGGTCCCCGGTGGTCTGTGGGAAACGTTCGTTGTAGCTTATCCGGGATTTGTATTTGGAGTGTGAGATGCTTACCAAGCAAAAGCCTAGTGACATGTCGTGTCAGGGGAACGCTGTTCTTTCGCTTATAGCCGGAGCCATAAAGGGCTGCGTATTTGCCGATATCGTTTTAGTCAAAAAAGTGAATGGGAAGACCCTTACCGTTTTTCCTCTGGTTACTGGAACAAACGCTTCTGGCGGATCAATTGAAAACCAGGATGTTTACAATGTTCCATTCATTCAGTACCAGGCTGGAAATAGTTCGGTAAAAATGACGCCCAGAGTAGGTGATATTGGCTTGGTGATTGCCTGTGATAAAGACATCACAAATGTGAAAAAAACTAAAGGCGGAGGCCCTCCACCAACTCAGCGGCGCCACTCTTACTCGGATGCTGTTTACATCACGGCTATAGCCAGTTTGAACGATGAACCCACGGAGTTCGCTGAGTTTACAGGCAACGGCATAAACATACAGAGTCCTGGAGTGGTTAGCATAAACGGCCTGAAAGTCCATCCGAACGGACAGCTTGAGCTTGTCGATGGTTCCATCGTTGATGGTCATACTCATGGTGGAGTAGTATCAGGAGGAAGCCGAACCGATCCTCTGGAGCCGTGATGATGATTAAACATTCCTTGCTATTCTCAATTCTGCTAATAACCACCACTCTTTCATATGCAGAGACGCTTGATGATTTTTTCAATAAAAATAAAGATCTAAACAATGATATTGAGATTAGATTAGCTATAAAAGAGAAAGCCTCTCAACTTGCTTTGTCAGAAGCATATGATGAGGGAGCAAATGACCTCTCTGCCAGGAGTGGCAGGCTGATGCGGGAGGATGGTGGTAGTTATGCTAGATATGCGGTCAAAACTCTTGTTGATGCTTGCAATAACATTGGCCCGTATCAAAGCATGCTTGATGATCAGGCGTGCAAAAGGCTAGAAGGTAAGGTTGCTGGCATTAAATAATGAAAGCCCACCATTGTGTGGGCTTCTTCTTAGCCGAATCTGTCTTTAAAGCTGATGTCGCTTTTTCTTTTTTTCATTTTGCTATTGCAGTTCGGACAAAGGTGTTGATTTTTGCCGTCGATCTTCCAGGTGTAGTAGTTCCGCTTAAACCCTATGCCGCATACATCGCAACGCCTTGGTTTGAAAAGGTTAACGAGAAATACTATTACGATTACACCAATAATCCATTCCATCATGTTCTCCAGAGGTTTTGCTATTTATCGTTGTCAAGATAACCCATGCGCTTCCCAAGGATTGCAGCAAGCCTTCTGTTATGTTCCTCTCCCTCGCGAAGAATTGCAGCGGTAAAGGGATCTCTTTTCTCAAGCTCAGAGAGAAACGCAGCTTTTTCCTCTGGCGTGGATTTTGAATCCAGAGCCGCCTGGGTTGAGTCAAAATCGACAATGTCGGTTTCAGCTATCAGCTTTTCTGTCTCCAGCGCATCCTGAAGGATCTGGACAATCTCAGAGTTCATAGACCTGCCGTTCCGCTTAGCGCGATCGGCTATGGCATCGCGCATGCCAACAGGCAACCTTACATTAAACCTGTCCATTTCTTGGCTAGGGAATTTGCTCATAAGTCCTCAAAGTTTCAATTTCGACGACAAACAATAGCACCAACTTGACATTGTTTTAAATGGTGCTAAATTGGTTTTAGAACCAGGTTGACATCACAGAAGGAGATAGTAGATGCAAGACGTACTCTATACCGGCCGCAAGAACGACAGTTTCCAGCTTCGCCTGCCAGAAGGAATGAAGGAAGAGATCCGCCGTATGGCTGAAATGGATGGGATATCGATTAACTCTGCAATTGTGCAGCGTTTGGCAAAAAGCCTGCGTGAGGAGCGCATGAATGGTCAGTAAAAACAGCGAAGCCCCATTGGCAGCAACCTTTGGGGCTTCTATCGAAAATAACCGCGAAGGAAATATCGACATGAACATTGTAGCAAGATCAGACCTCAACTTCCAAGGTAAAGCGATTGTTCCAGTTACCGGCATGACTGGTATTTGGCTGACCTCTGCAGAAATCGCCAATGCGCTTCAGTACAAAAGCGCAAAATCAGTAACGAACCTGTTCAACCAGAATTCAGACGAGTTTACCAGCGGAATGACTCAGGTCATTGAATCAGTGACCTCAGGAAACTACCGCAAAAAGGTGCGAGTTTTCTCACTTCGTGGCGCGCACCTGATCGCAATGTTTGCCCGCACGGATGTTGCCAAAGAGTTCCGCCGCTGGGTGTTGGATATTCTGGATCGGGAAGTGGCGCATTCACCAATTGCTAAGCAGTTCACCGATGATGAGCTATGTCGACTCGCTTGGATGTGGGATGTAACCAATCGGATGCAAAACTTTGCAAGAGATTTATACCCAGCAATGCGAACAATCAAATCAGAGTATGCAGGTAAGTTTTATGACTTTGGTAATGAGTTTCGCTGGACGTTTGAAGAAGCGAGAAAGGCTATAGCAAAGGCGTCTGAGCATATTGCATATGAACCACAAAACGACGACAACTGGTCGCGAGTGCTACCAAGATTAAGAAAGGAGCTTCACTGACAGGCGCATTGGACGGCGCAAAAAGAAAAACCGCCAGTGGCTGCTGGCGGTCTACTGAAGTCTGACAACGTATAGGAACGTATATGACTAAGAAGAATGTAGCAAATGTAGGTTCAATTGTCACTGATAAAACCATTGACAGCCAGTCACTGCTTGAAATGGTAAATCAGGCGCGTAAGCAATGCGGTGAAAAAGAGGTTCGTAACAATGTCTTCATGGATCGCATTAAAGACGAGCTTGAGGGGGAGTTTTACAAGATTTTTGTAAAACCCTCTGGCGGTATCGGAGGTCGCCCGGTAGAGGTGGCAGAGATGAGTATCAAGCAAGCTCTTCGCGTGGCCGCGCGCGAGTCAAAAGCCGTTCGCCGCTCGCTGGTTGATAAGCTGGAAGACATGCAGGCTATCCAGGTGCCGACCAAAAGCACCTCAGGGCTTACTGAATATCGGCTTGCCAAAGCTGAACAACTCAAAGCTCAGGCGCTGGAGAAAAACATCGCATCGGCCCGCGAGCTGATGTCAATGTTCCCGCGGCTTGGTGAATCGGCTAACCAGGTGATCGTGGCCACCCTTGTTAATCCACTACTCGGTCACGAAGTTGTGCCGCTGCCTGCGATTGAAGAGCATTACTCAACGGCGGGTGAAGTGGCAGCGCAGCTCGGTTGCACTGCGAACAAGATCGGTCGCGTGGCCAATAAACACAACCTGAAAACTGAGCAGTACGGCAAGTTCTTTCTGGATAAGTCGAGGCACTCGGATAAGCAGGTTGAGGCGTTCCGTTACAACGCCGAAGGGGTTCAGGCGCTTCGCCACCTGATTCACGGTGCTGATGTGGCATAACTCATTGAAATAAAATCAGAATGTAATTTTGCATTCTGGTAATCACCAACCTCGCTTCGGCGGGGTTTTTTTATGGGCGAAATCCATGAAAACAATATCTCTCAAACTCGATCCCGACACCTGGGATCTTGTCCTTGATGAGCTGGGTAATATCGCCACGGTTGAAAATCCCTACGCCTGCGCTCAGGACGTGGCGACGGCATGCCTGGCCATACGTGGCGAGTGCATTTACGAAAAAGACACCGGCGTTAATTACAAAGAGCTGCTGAACGTTAAGGCCAGCACCGGCGCCATGGCGGCCGCGCTTCAGGTTGAAGCATTGCGGATGAGCTATATCGCGCGAGCTGAGCCGACGCTGATTAACAACCGCGATACGCGCCGCACTACCGGCGTTATTGCGATCGTGGATACCAACGGCCTGGATTCCAGCGTCACCCTGTGAGGAAAAAATGACGAAAATCTCTACGGCGGTACCGGCCGTGACCTTTTCCACCACTGGCCTTGATGTTCCAGATGAGGGAGACATTCTTGCCGGGCGTATAGCAGATATTGGTTCTGCATTCGGGACGGCGATGAGCACGAACCTTAAGACGCCGCAGGGGCAGCTGGCTGTCACTGATACTGCAATCATCGCTGACAAAAACGATCAGCTTCTGGCTATCGTCAACAACATGAATCCGGACTTTTCTTCCGGCAGATTTCAGGATGGCATCGGCAGGATTTACTTCCTCGACCGCATTGCTGCTGCGGGGACGGTTGTTACGGCCACATGCTCCGGCGTGCCGGGAACGGTGATCCCGGCACAGTCCTATGCAACCGACGATAACGGCTATATGTACGTGTCTTTGGCTTCCGGAACGATAGGCGCAGACGGGACGGTAAAAATCGAGTTCCAGAACCTGACTACCGGGCCGATAGCTTGCCCCATCGGTACGCTGACAAACATCTATGTCGCGATAAGTGGCTGGTCAAGCATTACCAACGAGACCGCAGGCGTTCCGGGATCAAATGTGGAAGGGCGATCTGCCTTTGAGTATCGGCGCCGTCAGTCGGTAGCACGTAACGCCTTCAACACAGCAGCGGCTGTGCGGGCTGCCGTTCTGGAGGTCGACGGGGTGCTTGATGTCTATGTTATCGACAACAAAGAACCCACCCCCGTCGATAAAGGCTCGACGAATTACACGCTTCTGGCCAGCTCGATTTATATCGGGGTTTATGGCGGGGCGGTCGCTGACATTGCAGCGGCCATCAATAAAAAGCTTCCCCCCGGAACCGTCATGAACGGTGACACCACCGGAACCGTGCAGGATACCGAAAATTATGACGCCCCTTATCCGGAGTACACCTACAGGTGGAAAACGCTGGATGCGGTGAGCGTTCATATCAAGGTGGAATACGAGGCGAATGACGGCCTTCCCTCGGATATCAACGCGCAGATCGGAACGGTCGTCCTGAATGCCTTCACTGGCGCAGATGGAGGTACCCGGGCGCGTGCCGGTGCGCGAATTTATGGCAGCCGGTATATCGGCCCCATCCAGGCGCTTGATGCACAGAACATGAACGTTCTTTCGGTCCAGATCTCTCTGGACGGAACCACCTGGTCTAGTGCGCTGACTATGGGGATAGATCAGGAACCGACTCTCGATGCGACAAACATCATAACGGAGGCGGTAAGTGAATAATGTCGACTGGACGATCTACGCGCAGTACGTTAACTCAACCAGCCTGCGGTCACTGATTGATACCTTTAACGCTTCCTTGGCGCCAGAGGACTGGATAGACACGTTCTATGACCTCGTGTTCAACATCGAGACCTGCGGCGATTACGGGCTGATGTGCTGGGGTAAAATCGTTGATGTAGAGCGTTTGCTGACTGTGACGCCATCCCAGCAGTTCCTGGGGTTTGGCGAAGCGACCAGCACCCCGGCAGAACTCACCGACCCGCAACCCTTTAACCAGGCGCCTTTCTATACCGGCGTGCAGGACACTAACACTGTGGTCCTGACCAATGACGCATACCGCAAGCTGATCATGTGCAAAGCGATGGCGAACATCAGCGACTGCACCGTGCCGGTCATGAATCGCATGCTGGTTTACATGTTTGGCGCCAGCGGACGAGCTTACGTGCGTGATGATGGCAACCATGTCATGAGCTACGTATTTGAATTCGCCCTGTCAGATGTAGAGTTAGCCATAGTACAGAGTTCCGGGGCGCTTCCTTCCCCTCCCGGAGTAAAAGTAAACATCATTCAGGAGGTCTGAATTGAATAATTCAGCCATGCCACTGCGTCTGACGGTGGTCTTTGCCGCGTCTGGCGATCGTAACAGCATTCCTACCGACGCCACCACCGAAACGCTGAATGGGGGAAAGGCATCATTCGATGTTGGCTTCCCCCCAATCACCAGAATCGCTCTCTCATCAGGCGGGAAACCACCTCAAGGTCAGGATTTTAACGGTATATTCTATGAGTCTTTTTTGAGGCACCAGTGGAATCAGGCTGGGGGTGGATATCCATTTGATTCGGCTTATGCAACCGCTATTGGCGGTTACCCAAAAGGGGCCGTTGTTCCATTTAGCTCTCTCGACGGGCTTTGGCTGAACACCCTCAATAGCAACAATGGGACACCTGAAAATACAGGTGGTGGCGCATCAGGGTGGGTCCCTTTGTCAAGTTATGGTATTTCGTCAATAACTGCATCCGGATCTGCAAATATCACGCTGACTGCCTTGCAGGCTTCACGTTCAGAAATAGTTATCAGCGGAGTGCTAACTGGGAATATCTATTTGTTTTTCCCTCCGTGGATTAAGAAATGGAAGGTCACAAATAATACCTCTGGTGGATTTAATGTCGTTTGCAAAACAATTAACGGGAGCAATACAGCAACATTATATCCTGCAGGGCGGGGGCATATTCGCTGCGATGGAGCGAATATTTATTTCATAGATGCTACCAGCGGGCCCGTGCAGTCCGGAGGGTTCCTTTTTGGAAATGGTGCTCGTCTTGCCTGGGGTTATACGGATGCCAATTGCAATGTTGCTGGGGCTGATGGTGAATACGAAACGGATAACATTTTTGTTACCCCAACGTTTACAACCAGCGATGGGGTATTTGGATTTAATACCATCTGTTCGGTAAAAGTGATGCCGGTTGATATTTCCGGGGTCGGACAGAATGAACGCTCATGGCTTATGGACTCGACTTTTTCAGGAAGTGGTTTTTCATTTCGTTCTGCATGCAAGACGCAGAACGCAACCATTAGAACTCGCTGGGAAGTAATAGGATTCTGATATGGCAACTACAGACACACAACAGGCCGCGCAATTTTCTGCTGAGGCAGCAGTTAGTGCTGCCGAAGCAAAACAATATTTAATTGAAGCTCAGCAGGGTTATCAGGATACCAGCGCAGCGGCGCAAGAAGCTAAAGATGCTGCCGCGGCAGCAGCAACATCAGAGCAAAATGCCACATATTCAGAGGCTAACGCAGCTCAGTCAGCAGCGGCAGCAGTGGATGCAAAAGATGATGCGGAGGCGGCCGCTAGTAGTGCTTCAGACTACGCAAAGAACAAATTCACATTCTATAAGACTGCCAGCGATCCTGATGGCACCATTGCCGGGTTGGCAGCTACTACTGACGGCCAGTCTTTCTGGGTAGCCCAGGGCCCAGATGCGCTTTCCGCTGCATGGCAGTATCAAAACAAAGCAGGCGTGGCCGTATTGCAGGCGAAGCAGCCAGGCACAGCGGCTATAACCGGGACCATACGCGGATTTCCCACGCTGGAGGCTGCGCAGGCGGATGCAGACGCTGGGAATATTCTGTCTGGCGCTACTGCATTTTACCGTAGCCCTGATGATAGCGCACTGGCTATTGAAGTAATAAATAATGCCGGAACGCTTGAGCCTACCGGCCGGAAGATGCCATCCGGGGCCGCAGTCGAGCTCATGTCAGATACCGTTCAGCGGCTGCTGACAGCACTGCACGTAGCAGCAGAAGGGGCAGGAAGCGGGACAGGAACAGATACCAGTGAGGCGGTTCAAAATCTGATGACGGGGTTTCATGCCCTTGCTGAGACCGTCAGTAATTTGAGCAGCAATTCCAGCGAAACAACGCATTTGCTTGCTGGATTCGATTGTCTGGTGGAGTCGATGACAAAGCTGGTCAATGCCGATCAGCAGACTAAAACCAGCGTTTCCGGGTTATTG